GTTACCTTTGGCGGTGGACGCAAAAATTAATCTTTTTGTTAATCCTACCTAAAGGTTGGCTAATAATTAAAAACAAAAACTAAATAGGAGTAAAAAATACTATGGCAAACGTTGTAGAAAAGTTTGGTCTAAGACCTTACAGAAAACTTGACGGTACTCCCTTAGTTGGAGCTCAAAACAGATATACAATTGCTAGTTCATATGCAACTGCGATTTACCAAGGTGACCTGGTTGTACCAGTAACTGGTGGTAACATCGAAAGACATGTTTACAACAACAGTGCATCTGTCGTGGGTGTTTTTAACGGATGTTTTTATACAGATCCGACTACTCAAAAGCCGACTTTTAGCAACTATTATCCAGGCGGTGTTGCTGCTTCGGACATTACAGCATTTGTAGTGGACGATCCAGACGCAGTTTTTTTAATGGATGCTGATGCGACTTTTGCAAGAGCAGATTTGTTCCAAAATTATTCTGTTACTAACGCAACAGGGAATACTAAAACTGGAATCTCAGAAGTCCAATTGGACGTTTCTGAAAGCGGAACTAACGCATCATTTGTGATTCAGGCAATTGACATTTCTCAAGACCCTAATAACAGTGATGTTGCTTCAGCTAACGCTAACATTCTAGTTAGAATAAACAAACACTTTTACCGTGATGGTACAGGTATCTAATAAGGAGAATAAATAATGGCTATATCACGACAACAGCTAGCTAAAGAGCTAGAGCCAGGTTTGAATGCCTTATTCGGCCTGGAGTACAGTAGATATGATAATCAGCATGCTGAGATTTATACTACTGAATCATCTGACAGAGCTTTTGAAGAAGAAGTAATGTTAAGCGGTTTCGCTGGTGCACCAACTAAACAAGAAGGTGCTTCAGTTGTGTTCGATCAAGCTAACGAAGCTTACACAGCTAGATACACACACGAAACTATCGCTTTAGCATTCTCAATAACTGAAGAAGCTATCGAAGATAACCTATATGACAGACTTGCTCAAAGATACACAAGAGCTTTAGCAAGATCTATGTCAAACACTAAGCAAGTAAAAGCTGCACAAGTGCTTAACCAAGCACAATTCACTGCTGTAACAGGTGGTGACGGAGTACCTTTAATTGCGAACAATCACCCATTATCAAATGGTGGAACGTTCTCAAACGTACTTTCAACTGCAGCTGACCTTAACGAAACTTCATTAGAGCAAGCTCTAATTGATATTCAAGGTTTCGTTGATGAGAGAGGATTAAAAATCGCTCTTAACGGTAGAAAAATGATAATTCCAAAAGAATTACAATTTACTGCTGAAAGATTGATGAAATCAACTCTTAGAACAGGTACTGCTGACAATGACATCAACGCTATCAATAACATGGGAATGGTTCCTGAAGGTTACAGAGTGAACAACTTCTTAACTGACACTGATTCATTCTTCTTGTTAACGGATGTGCCTAATGGTCTTAAACACTTCGAAAGAAGCCCAATTAAGACTGCATTAGAAGGTGACTTCGATACAGGTAACGTTAGATTCAAAGCTAGAGAAAGATACTCTTTTGGATTCTCTGATCCAAGATGTATTTTTGGTAATGGAAACTTACCAACTAGCTAATAGGTAACTATTTTGGCCGTAAGGTCACTTAAAAGGGGCGGTGTTCACATCGCCCCTTTTTTTATGTATAATATAAATACCTAGAATAACAATTTTGCAGACTGACTAGGCAGACGGTATAGAGACTGCAGAATTTAACCGCTATACAGGAGAACTATTATGGCAAATACAACTTTCTCAGGGCCAGTCATATCCAAAAATGGATTTATTGGAACTGGGCCAGGTTCAACAATCGCTCTTACAGCAAATACTTCTTTGACTGTAAATGATCATGCTGGAAGAATCTTGCTTTTACAAGATGCTGACGGTATTTTTACTTTACCTTCAATTATAACTACTGCTGATGCAGCTGTCGCTGGGCCAACTGATATCAATAACAAAAATAATATTGGTGCAACTTTTACTTTTTATGTAGATATAACTGCAACTGATATTCAAATTGTAACTGATGGAACTGACAAATTTACTGGTGTTGCACAAATTGGAGGCAGCGGAACTGCTGTTTCTTGTTTCTTTGCAGCAGCAACAAACGATGTCCTTTCTATGAATGGATCAACAACTGGTGGAATCGTTGGATCTTATGTCCAAGTTACAGCTTTAGAATCTGCTCAATACTTAGTGACAAACTCACTACTTCTTGGTTCAGGAACTTTAGCTACACCATTTAGCGACACGTAAAAAATAAATAAATAGTGGCTCCTTCGGGAGCCACAAACAAGGAGACAAAAATGAGTTTTACAACTGACGTAAAAGCCGTCCAAGTTACAGGTACAGGTTCCGTGTTTGGTGGAAGAACTAGACTTAGAGGAATCATGATGACTAATGATGGTACAACAACTCAATCAATTACTTTACAAGACGGTAATAGTGTTACTCAATGGATATCTGATTGTCCTGCGGGTGATGTATTTGCATTTAATTTACCAATGGATGGTATTTTATTTGTAGATGGTATGACTTGTTCAGCAATTGGTGCTGATATTACTGCAACTGTTTTAATTGACAAATAATGGATAAGTATACCGCTTCACTTTTAGGATTTTCTAAAGGCGGTATGCCTCCACGTAATAAGAAAAATTTTAGATCAACAAAATCTGGAGCAGGTATGACACAAGCAGGTGTCATGGCATACAGAAGAAAAAATCCAGGATCAAAATTAAAAACAGCAGTTACAGAAGATAATCCTGGTAAGAAAAGAGCAGCGAGAAGAAAATCTTACTGTGCAAGAAGTGCAGGACAAATGAAAATGTTTCCTAAAGCTGCTAAGGATCCAAATTCAAGATTAAGACAAGCGAGAAGAAGATGGAAATGCTAGATGGCTTATTTAAATGCAAATTTACCACCGATCTATTGCAAGATCAGAAAGGAATATCTTTATGACCTTAAAGAACATCATGGAGAAAGCGAAGACTGTGTTATCTTCGGTCTCACAAGTATATCAGGGCGTGCACTCTTATTTAACATCATGCTTCCTAATGGTGCGTGCTTTTGGCGTTTGCCTATCTCAGCGTTTTTCCAAAAACAGTATGACCGAGCCGATGTGCCGAATATGCAGACGCACGAATTGGAATTGTGGAACTGTTTTAGCTATTGGCCTAGTGTTCATCGCTTTGATTGGCTGGCTGGTTTAGAAGGTAAATACCTAGGTTTAGATAAAAAATTTTATCATGGTAAATATTTATTTACAATTGATTGGGGGCATCCAGATACTAATATCTTGGATGTTGAACATTCTGAAATACCTCAAGAACATAAGTGTGCACATATATTGGAGCTTACTAACGGTAATTTTGCAGCTCAGCCTAATAATCGTATTTTGTGGCACGTTAACAGTTTTACTACTGACACAAGTTGGCCTGACTATAAAGTGCAAACTACGTACTGGGATTCAGAAGAGTCTAGCCATGTTACGGAAGATAGTGATAAAATGTTCTACCAGATGAATAAAAAGGAGAATACATGAATTTTAAATGGGACTTAAAAAAACAAATAGACGAAAAAAGAAAAGAAGAATCTGCTAAAGCACAACTTCGTAAAAGAAGTATGGAATCTATAGCTAGACCAAAAGCAAAGAAAAACATTTTAAATACTGACCCAAGAATGCAAGGTATTTAATGTTTGATAGGGTCATGTACAAAGTGCTTGGAGCAATAGATAATTTCTTTTTAAAAATAGAAAAATTATTTACTAAAAAGAAAAGGAGAAAGAAATGAAAAATTGTAAACAATGTGAAAAAGAATTTGAAGCTAAAGATGAGTTAGATTTATTTTGTAGTCAAGATTGTAAAGAAGAGGCTTTAGCTGCATTAGATTCTGATTCAGATGAGTGTTTATCATGTCAATAAAAATAAATGAGAACACTAGTATTGGTCTTCCGTTAAGGAATTTAATTGGTTTGATCGCAGCCATAATTGTTGGAGCATGGTTTGCATTTGGAGTTATTGAAAGACTCAATAAACTAGAAACAAAAAACCAACTCTTTGAAAAAGATTTACTAGAAGCGTCAGTTCAAAAGCCTATAGACCAAGAACAGTTCATGATTCTTGAGTGGCAAGCAACTCAGATAGAGAAGATGCAAAAAATGTTAGAAGCAAATTTACATACAGGTGTAATGTTATCTAATCATGAAAAAGAAATTGAAAAATTAAAAAAAGACATAGAAAAATTAAAGGATGCAACAAGAGATATCAAATTTGCAAATGGTAATGGAGGACATTAATGGTGGGTATTGTTTTTGCATTGTGTTTATTTATTAATGGACAGTTGATTGAACATCGAATTCAAGATAGTCTATCTACTTGTTTAAAAATGAAAAGAGAAGCAACACGTAATATGGATATGACTAATAAACAATTTATGTGCGGTGAAGTTGAAGCAGAACTTGAAAAAAATATAGATGGTAGTATAAGTATAGGTAAAATTATAAAAGCAAAATGAATCTTTCTCGAAATTTTACTTTGCAAGAGTTAATTAAGTCAGATACGGCTATTCGTAAGGGAATAGATAATAATCCTAATTCAGATCAAATAAAAAAATTACAACTCCTTTGTGAAAGAGTTTTACAACCAGTCCGTGATCAATTCGGAAGAGTAAAAGTAACAAGCGGATTTCGTTCTCCTGAGTTATGTTTAGCAATAGGTAGCTCATTAGAATCACAACATACAAAAGCTGAAGCCGTTGATTTCGAAGTTAATGGTGTAGATAATGCTGAAGTAGCAGATTGGGTTTATAAAAACTGTGAAACAGATCAATTAATTTTGGAGTTTTATACTCCTGGTGAGCCAAACTCTGGATGGATCCATGCAAGTTATGTAGAGTTTAACCCTAGACGACAATACATGAGAGCTTTTAGAGAAAATAAAATTGTTAAATATAAACCCATAATAGGAAAGGCGGTAGATTTAGTATGACAATAGGTAGATCACAAATGACTCAACAAATAGATGGTAAATTACGTGGAGCGAGAAAAAAGAAACGATTACAAGTTAAAAAACAATCCAATAGCAAAAAACCTAAGGTCTTCAAAGTTTAAGCAAAAGGTGGTACAATCTAAAAAGTTGTACAACAGAAAAAGGCTTAAACACAATGACTAAATTATGTGCAAGAGGCAAAGCGGCCGCTAAAAGTAAATTTAAAGTATACCCTTCTGCGTATGCTAACGCTTATGCATCTAAAATTTGTGCAGGTAAAGCTAAAGATCCTTCTGGTGTAAAAAGAAAAGACTGGGGGCCTAAAAAGGCTAAAGAAGGAGGAGATATTATGGTACCAAAGAAAAAACCAAAACCAAAAACGAAAAAACAAGAAAAACCTGAAGGTTATATTATAAGTGATCAAAGAGGCATGCAAATGCATTATGAACCTAAACCTAGATATAAAAATGGAGCTATGGTTACTGATCATGCTAAAACACATAGACCTAGAATGACAACTGAAACAGATCAAGAATATGAAAAAAGAACAGAGTATAACGGTTCGTATATAAAATCTGAATTAGCAGGTGGTGAAAAAGTATCTAACAAATCATACGAATCATATTATAAAGATTTAATATAATGGCAAAGGACGGTCTTAAAAAATGGTTTTCAGAAAAATGGGTAGATATTGGAGCCAAGCGAAAAAATGGAAGTTATCAACCTTGTGGGAGAAGTACGTCAACTGGCTCTTCCCAGAAGAGGAAATATCCGAAGTGCGTCCCACTTGCAAAAGCCACTCGGATGACAAAGTCAGAAAAGGCAAGTGCTGTTGCCAGAAAACGTGCCACCCCGAACACTGGCCCTAAACCTACAAATGTTAGTACATTTACAAAGAAATACTATGGGGGTATGATAGACTTATGAGCAAAAAATATACTTTTACAATGGTGGTGGTTAAACCTACGGGAAAAGGTGGTAAGCCTTTAAAACCTAAACCAATTAAACCTAAAAATAAATCAACAGGTGGGTCTATTGAAAAAGTACCTGGCGGTTATTCAAAAGAAGGATCAGGAAGAATTAGTGATAAAGGATTAAAAGGAAGAAGTCCATCACAAGCTTTTTCTGAAAAAGAAAAAAGAATGGAAAAT